AATAATCTTCCATCATTTTATCTGAATCAGGATGTTGTTCTATGATAAACATTGGTTCTTTTTTAGATATTTCTTGAACCCATAGGGCTGATAATCCATTATCTTTATGTAATGGATGTAAGAATGGTTCTTTAAATATAGGTATAATACAATACATCGTATTACAATATATAACATTTATTTATAAAAAACAAGCTTTTTTTTAAGTGTCGTCATCATCTCCAAAAAAATAATCCTGTAACATTAAACTTGGGCTGGAGTAGTAAATTCCGCTTTTAACTAAACCAAAAAAGTCGTTAGCCACTTCTAAGACTTCATTTCCTTGATCAACCCAACCTTGATTTTGAGCATATTTATATGGATCTGATATAATTTTCGCAGCTGTAGCAAGATATTTACTCCTTGAACCTCCAACATACTTACTAAAAAACTCTTTTGTTTGATTATAATATTCACTTTTTGGATCAAAAATAGCATAAGTAGTTCCGTGAATAGCCATTTCAAACTCCTCACCCTCTACTAATTGAATATCGGGTGCTCCTACAGCAAATAATCCACCAATTAGTCCTTTTTTATCCCAACCATGACCTATCCCAGCACCACCAGTAGATTTAAAATCAGAAGAGATTGAATTTAATGCATTATTTCTATCACCTTCACTTTTAAATTTAGCTAAGAAATTTCCTCTTATATTTTTAATATGACCACTTTCATCTGCAAGTTCACCAGTAAGAGCATCACTTACTCTAAAATAAATTGAATAATCAATTGCACTTTCTGCAATAGACTCTATTCTTAAATCAGTCATGTATTGACTTAATTCAGTCATCGTTACATCGTCACCTTTACTTAACCTTCCAGCATCGGTTTCTACTTTTTCCTCTAAACCTAAACCTTGTAAAGCTTTAGGTGATAATCTTACTTTTGAAAAATCCACTTGGTCATAAATTTCACCTTTATGTCCTGGTTTAAGTCTAAACTGTGTGTCTAATGTAGTGAACCATCCACCGGGACCAATTTCATGTGATACTTTCATAGTTTGTAAGTATGTGTTATCAAAATATTTTTTAGGTAAATAATCAACTTTAAATATATCACCCGGAACAATTGATGATATACCAAATATAGTTAATGATAAATTATATGGTAATAAATTAGACATATTGTTGTGAACCTCTTCTTTAACAGTTCGTATATCATAATATTCTTTAAATGAATTAGCGACTTTGTATCCTTGCATTTGTAAAAGTTCATCACTTCTAGCAATTCTATCTTCCGGCTTTGTTTCTTTTTTTGCTTTCTCAGCATCTTTCGCTGAATCTGTTGTTTGTCCCTCAATCTCTAATTCAACAGCATCTGTTTCTATTAAATCGTCCTCGATTATATTTGGACTTTCCATTACGGTTGGTTTAAACACATTATTACTTGTAACCATATCCTCCATTGATTTAAAAACATCATAGGCCTCTGAATCATTTTTTCTATCGAGTAATTGTTCCAATCTATGTGAACCTACATCTGGTTCATAAATTACTGATAAAGAATCTTTATCACTAGCGATAGTGGATACAGCCGCATCAACATCATCTTTGATTGAAAAAAGTGAATTTCCATGACTCATACCTTGAACTGCATACATATTACCAACATTACCCGATGGTATTTTAAAATCTAAATTATAATCTTTAACAATTGAATTAGGAGATTGAACCTTAAACACAAAATATTGACTTTCATCAACCATCGATTGTTGTAACTCCTCATGGTTAGTATAATTTCTATCAATAATTGATATTTGAGAATTTGAATTTTTTCCACTAAATAAATGCCAATTAAATAAACCTTGACTATCTTCATTCACATCATCTAAAACTTGTTGTATAGCTTTTTTAACTGTATCATTTTGTTCAAAAGCTGAAACTATTGTCTCTATACTTACAAAAACTTCTCTTAAAGGTATTCTATGAAATTTATTTTTATCATCCCCTAAAATTCCAATTTTATTTTGAAACAATCCATTTTCATTATAATGTGTTTTATAATTTCTTTCAGGCCACTTATTAACTTGATAAGAATAAGAACCACCCTCCACTTGAGTATCAAATTCAGGATCTTGAAAACACCACCACTCTGGAAACATAAAAATTGGAGCATCATCAGGAACTTTACCAAGAACTTTTTGCTTTTCCATTTGTAATTTATTAAATTTTGTAAAAGAATTAGATGAATCCATTCTCACTTCAAAATTGTTACCTTCGTTTATATCTTTTCCAGATTTTCCAAAACCAAATTGCGTATTAACAATAAAATCTTCAAATAAACCCCAAGCTATGTAAGAATTATCAGCATTCAATGAATCAACATATACACCTGTTCTAATTGAATTACCTTGAGGACCTGCATCACCCGAGAACTCTTTTCTAGCTAACAATTGTAAATTATTATCCAAAGTATCTATTTCTGTTGGTGATAATTCATTTAAACTTGGTGTGCTTGTTAATTGTTTTAAATCATTTCCATATTCTTCAGTATCTGCTACTGCTCTAATACCTAAATACAATATACCACGAGTTAATATTGATTTAACACGAGTCACTATATCATCATCTGTTGAAAAACTTAACAAAGCTTGATTTGATGATGTTAAAGTAACAGAACAATCTACAGTTCCATCTGCATTTATTTTAGCATTATAGTCTGTAACAATACCTTGTATTACTTCAAAATCTCCTCTGTATTTTGTTACGCGTCCCTCTGTTTCTCCTTTTTCTTTATTGTATAAAAAATGTTCTGTTCCTTTTTTATGGTCTATTAATTCCTCTGGCCTATATAAATTTTCAATATCACTCCACCCAAAATCAACAAATATTTGAGCACCAGGTCTTAAAAAATATTTATTATAAATTCTATCAAAATCATAAAAATTATTTACTCTAAAATTTACAGTTGTTTTTTTAATAACCCCCAACATACCCTCAGTTTCTGATGAAATGGATGTAATACCTGCTTGTGGTTTAAACAATGGGTTTGTTTTTAATTGTTGTGGAAAAAATTCTTCTCCCATTTGTCGTGCAATTTCTTGTTCATTTATATCTGGTGTTGATTCATCGTCCTCTGTAAAAACATTTAATGATTCATTAACATTTTTTGTCCCATAATTTTCTTGATATGTGTAATTTCCAACCTCGTATACTTTTCTAACAAAGTCTGTCTGGTCTCTGGTTTGTTTACCCTTAACAGCTACTTTTTCTATTTTTCCATCTTTATCATATATAGCTGTTATCTGTGTGGTTATTTTTTCCGTTGCTTTGGAAGCTTCTAAATCAGCCACATATGCTTTAGCTTTATTTAGTGCATTTTGTATTAATTCTGATTTTGAAGAACCAGCAAATTCACCAACTTCAAATTCTGCAAGGGATGGTAAATCTTCTGCAACTATTCCTGGTTGAATTATTTTTAATGAAGTCCACATACGAACAAATGGTAATTTAGAAGAAAATTCAGTATCTTTATCAATTTTAACTGAATTTCCGAAGTTAACTTCACCATTAGGTGATTGTCTTTCTTCAAGTTTTTTTCTAACTTCCACATCAATGTGTTCGCCGAACATTCTATTATTCATTCCAGCCATTTTTATAAACCTTGAGCGTCTTCGAGTGTTGCTGGTATTCTGATTGATGTTCCTGCTGGTATGTTATTTGTAGTTAGATTATTGACTCTAGCTATAAACCACCATAAATTAGGGTTACCATAAAACCTAACAGCTAAATTATCACATCTATCACCATCTTGTGCAATAAAATAACTATCAGTATTTTTTTTCTCTACTTTATTATAAATGGTAGTTCCATAATAACTTTTTTTATTTTTTCTATATTGTTTTGTATTATTGTATCTAGCCATTATTAATCTCCTACATAACCATAAAATTTATAATCACTTCCATCGCTGGCTTTAAATTGAGGAACTACTCCATGAATTACCTGATAACTAAGTGATACATTTACAAATTTTGGAACTCTTTTACCTGGAGCTGTTTCATATGTTGCATTTCCCTCTACATTATAATTTACTGATTTAATGTATCCCATTAACTCATTATTAGCAGTTCCAAACAGTTCACCCATTCTTAATTTAGTCAATGGTGGTTTCATTCTATTTCCATAATTAACACCATTATCAGTATAATATTCAGGATAACACATTGATGTTAATCTATTTAATTTTTTATATATCGCAGGCAATTCATCTTTTGTTTGAGCAGCTAACTTTAGAGTAAAACTAATATCTCTTTCTGTATTACCATAAGTATAAACAGGTTCACTTCTTCCAATATATTGTGTTGGGTTGTAATTTGGTGTAATGTTTTCCGTTAGTCCTTCAAGATATGCTCTAAAAAATATGTAAGCACCATCTCTTAAATCTTTGAAGTAAAATGGCATTCCCTCTTTTTCAGAAGTTAAATCTGCACTCATTTTTTCTTCTGTATCAGTTGTAGTTCCTTCTGTGGTTGATGTTAAGTTTTCACCTTTAATCATTGGTGCTAAAGTCATTTTATCACCTACAAATGGTGTTGAGGAATCGTTTGGATTATCTACAAAAGCTTGAAAACTATCACCCAATGTAAATTCACCCTTGTAAGATTCATCATTTTCACTAAATGGTCCATACTTTGGTTTTTTGAATTGAACACCATCTCTAAGAGTAGATAAATTATTACCCTTGACTGCAACATCATTTATTTTTTTAGTATCTACTTTGTTAGCATCGGTGTTACTAGCTATTCGGTGAGCAATAGGTGAACCTTTACCAGTTGATCTAAATACATCAGGACTGGCTGTTATGTCTGAATTTCTTGCTATTACATCATCAAGTGGATTAAAATCAGGATATTGATTTGGGGTTAATATAGATAGTCCTAAATCCGGTTGAGTTTTATCTAAATTTACAATTGTACCACCACCGATTCTCAAGAAACTAGATGCTAGTGTGCTTATTGGATTGTATATTGATTTATACTTTTGATTTTTACCAAGACCTGTCTTTAACCCTAAAGCGGTGCCAAGTGAATCAGGATTACCTAAAAAGTTTTGTTTAGCTATAAATAATACACCAGCTGGTGATGTTAAGAATTTAGCTAATCTCATTGTGTCTGTTAAATTATGAAGAAATGGAAAATCTCTACTCCCCATATTTATCAATCTACCACCTTTTATACCATCTGTTTTTGGTATTCTACTAACAATATATGGTTCTTTTCCTGCATCTTGCAAAAATTGTTGTGTATCACCTTCTAAAAATGGAATTTGTCCAATAAGTTTTCCAATCGCACTAATTGCTGATGTTCTTGTAGAACCACCAAAACCGAATCTACCATCTACTGGTCCTTTAATATTTAAATTTCCTCTACTAACATTTCCCCCATAAGAATATGGTTTAAAAATACTATTTGGATTACCATCATTTGGTGTGTGATTTGAATTAAAAAGACTTTCCCAACCATTACTATCTTTAAGTGAAGTTATATTTAGTTCTGATAAAGGTGGTGTTGATGAATGTAATCCAACTATAGGTGAGGTAGAATCTATATCTTTTACATTTCTATTTATAAATGCTTCTTTTCTTTTTTCAAAGTCATCATTAAATACACTTTTTAAATTTTCTAAACCCATTACAATCTCCTAAGCCATTTCACCAACAGTATCACCAACTGTTGAACCCATAGCCCTAGCTAATGCAGGTCTTGGACCTGATAAAGCACCCTCTAAGACACTAGCAACTCTTTCCAGTTTTGAATTTGTTTCATTTTGTTTACCTTCTAATCTTGAGGTATCAGTTCCACCTCCACCTCCACCAAGTGCGCCTGATAAACCAGGTCCAGCCATTAAATCATCATTTTTACTTAATTTAAATAATCCACCCTCTTTGGTAGATACCATTGTTTTACCTTTAGCTGGTGAATTTATATCACCTGCACTTTTAGCAGATGCAACAGCGCCTAACATAGCTCCAACAGCTAAAGCAGCTATAGCAATAGCTGCAACAGTTCCGAATCCAAAAGTCGCAGCAGACATTGAAGCAGCTCCTTCAAAAAATTTCGCGGCCGCATATGCTATACTAGTTCCAATACCCTTTAGTGTCGCAAAAATACCTTTCTTTTTGGCTCCTGTATTTATATTTTCAGCTACAGTTGATGAAGTTAAAGCTGCAGCTTCACCACCTAAAATAGTTGATCTCAGAGATGAATAAGCATTTTGTAATGTTAAAAATTTAATAGAGTCTTTAGCTAAAAAATTCTTGATTGCTTGCTGAGCATTGCTCATTTTAACAATAGCCACATTTTTAAGTCCAAATCTGTTAATTTTCATTAATAAACCACTTTCCAACGACTTAGCTTTTATTAATTGCATTGTTGCAAATGCAGATTTTATAGATGCTGCGGCTTGAGCTAATAAGTTAATCGTCACACTAGCAAGAAGCCCAACAATTAATGGTGTTAATATTTTTAACTCTCTCAAAGCACCTACAAAACCACTAAAAATTCCAACCACCATATTTAGAGCAGGACCAACATTACTAGCTAATTGGACACCCAATGCTTTTAATTGGTTTATCATTTCAGCAGCTCCTGTTATAGCATTTTCTGAAACTATGTCGCTTATGTTTTGTTTTGCCATTTCACCTTGTAATGTAGCAGCTTCTTTTTCACCAGCCACAAGTTTTTGCAATTCAGCAGTTTGTAATCCAACCGCGTCTGCTAAAGCCTGTCTTTGCATTGCATTCATTTTATTAAATTCTGCTTCACTACCAACTTGTTTTAAAATTTCAGATTGAACTCCTTCTAAATCACCAGCTAATGCTAACTCTCTTGCTTTTTGTAGATTCACATTTCTACCAATCATTATTGAAGCTTCAATTTCTTTATTCAATGAATCTTGGAAATTCAATAAACCTTCAGCAGTTTTAGCAACTGAATCTAAACTTAACCCAAGTTTTCTAGCTTGAATAGCTGCTCTTAAAACATTTTCTCCACCATCTTTTGCAAATCTAGCAAATTGTTCTGTATTTCCTGCGACATCTTCCAATACTTGATCAGGTGCGACATCATTTGCAACTGCTAATGCTTGTGTTGATTTTATTAAATCACTAGCTTGGTCAGCTGTTAAACCTTGTGTTTTTTTAAGTGTTCCGAGTAATTTTGTTGTGCTATCAAGACTTAAACCAGTAGCTACGGATAATTCACCTACACTTACCGCCATTTTATCTGCTTCGGAATAAGCTACTCCAAAATCATTAGCTAAAGTAGATATTGTTCTTTGAGCGTCTGCACCTTTTAATCCTATTGCTATGAACTCTTGATTAGCCACAGCTAAACGATTATTAAAACTATTTAATTCATTAGCTCCAATAGCACCAAATTGGTCTGCTATAGCCTCTTGTTGTTCATTGAATGTTAATAATAAAGCTATGGCAGCTGCTATTCCAAGTGTAATTCCACCCATAGCAGGTCCCATTTGTTTAAATGTTTTTAATGCGCCTTGAGCTTGGTTAACTAAACCACCAGTTAAATCATCGGCTTGCTTTATACCATCATTTACAGCTGTTTGGACATTTTGTCTCTTTATCTCCTTATCAAAAATATCTGCAGCGTCTTTATTTCCTTCTTTTTGAGCTTTAGCTCGTTCTTTCATTAAATCATTTATATCTTTACTACCATCTTTTACAGATATTACAGCTTTAACCATAGCCTGATATTGTGAATAAGACAACTTATCAGTACCAGCTATTTTTCTTTTTTCCTCTAATATGGATGCAAAGTTTTCATTTTGTTTTGTTAATGATTTGTTAACATCATATAAACCATCATTCATCGCATCTACATCTAAAGTGATTTCATTTATAAGGTTACGCTGTTCCGCTAACTCTTTTGTATTAAAGGTATATTGCGTTGCACCTTTTGTAAACTCTAACCCTTTATCGTCTTTTGGATTGTATGCCATTTATTCTCTCTATAAAAAATCAGTTAGTTTAAATTTTGTGTGTGGTAGTTTGAAATTTTTGTTGCCTGTTTGTTGTTGAACTTTTTTCTCTAATTTATTCCAGCTATCATTATAGTCTTTTAATGCAGCTTTTATTTTTGGATTTTTTTTGAGTATTTTTTCTTCTTTGGATGATAACCCTAACATTTTACCCAATTTACTGAAAAATCCTTCGGCTAGAATATTTTCTTTATTCATATATGATTGTTTCTTAGACATAATACTCTCCTAATTAGATGTATCTATTCATATATAAATATCAAAATTGTGAAAAATTATCTTTTAAATCTTGGATTGATATTCGGTGTAGATATTGATTTGTTGTTCTTTTGAGCTTTCTCTACTTCATCAGCTTCTTTTTTCTTCACTTCAAGTAATTTTTTATAATAAAAATTTCTTAAATATATAGGCATGTTATATACATCGGAATGATTAAAACCTTTTCCAAAATACATTAATTGAAAAATTTGTGAATGAAGCTCAGATTTATTTTCAGGCTTTAGGCCAAAAAAACCCAACCGTCATCGGTATATCTACCTTGACGGACTCCCCTTCTATCATTATCTCTTGTTCTAATAAAATATCAGGTGTTGCATTTCTCATTTCTTTTCTTAAATGCATTGAATCTCTAGCTAACATATTTTGAGCAAAATTGTTAATTACTGAAGCGGTTTCATCTCCATCTACTGATAGTATAGAATATCTCAATCGTGTGGTAAGTTCAGGTGGAATTTGAGAACCAACCTTTTGTGAAGATTGTATATCTTTTTGAATACTATCTTCTTCTTTTCCTGTTAATATCTTAAAACAAACTTTTTTCTTTGATATTGGTAAATCAATTTCAAATTTATTTTCTGTTACATTATCAGGTAATTTTTTATATGCACAATCAGCTAAATTAAATGTATGTTCTATTTTTCCTCCAGTGTTTGGATTATCAATCGTACACGAATATTCCGGACCATAAGCCAATACTCTTGCTGCAACCATTATAGCATTTTTATCACCTAAAAATAAATCATTTACTTTTACATCTTTAGTTAATATTAATGAATCTAATAAAGTATCAATAACTAAACCTTTTTTTATTAAATTCTGTGATGTTAAAATATCCTCTTCTTTTGCAGTCATGTATTTGACTTCTATTTTTCCATTAGAACAAGGGTGTTCTTCTGGATACAATCTACCCTCACTAGGTAAATCAATCATTTCACTTGGAAATTTTTGTTCTTCTGCCATTATAACCTCCGATTATTTTGATTCGGAAACAGACGCTTGTCTATAACCTGTAACTAATTTTTTAATCTCACCAATACATTTTCTTGCTCTACCACCAGCTGCTTTATTACCTTTTTCTGAAAATACTTTATGATTTGATTGAAAGTCTTCAAATAACTCTTCTATTTGTTCATATAATTCATTACTGTTTGCCATTTTATTTCTCCTATAACTTAAACTTCGATAGCTCTTCTGAACCATCCAAGCCAAAATTTCTCTTGATTTGGTTTGTCTATAACTATGTTTGCAAATCGTAACACACGATATGCTCTTACTCTATCTAATGAGATGTTTTGAATAGCATTTAAAGTATTTGGCCCCATTCCACCATCTACTTTTATTTTATCTCTGTTTTTAGAATTAGCAGCCTGTTGTAATACTTTTACAGCTCCACTTCTACCAAAATTAACACACATATCAAAATAAATATGTCTTAATTGTGCAGGAACTTCATCACACTTACCTCGTCTCCAATAATCTGTATGATATATTTTTTTAGCTTGTTCTTTGGTAAGGTTTTTAATGTCGACACTTGGATACCATCTTTTAGCGATTCCATATTTGGTTTCACCACCAGCATCATCTGGATCATTCACATAACCACCTTCGTGTTCTAAAACTATTTCTATTATTTCATTAAATGTTGTTTTCATTACTTTCTCCATATATAAATATATATAAAATAAAAAAACCCTCAATATTTATTGTATATTGGGGGTTTTTTAATTTATGTTTTATTTTAATCTATTAGAAATTAAGTATTGCGTAATCATATCTTAATGTTAGAGTAATTTCAACAGGGTCTGAAGCGTCAAATGCTAAATCACCGAAATTAGCTGATTGAATATAAGCTCCTTTTAATTGCCATTCCTCTATTTTAGCACCCACTGGGTCTAAAAGATTAAATGTAATATCTTTTTTATAAAAGTCTGCATATCCATCTCTACCAGTAACAGCCTCGTGATGTAATAATATCCACTCGTGAACTTGTTGAGCTGCACTTGGTACAATTGGGTCATACAAAGTAATGTCTAACGGTTGCCATCTTGACTTACCTTTAACATACCTTGTGGTATTTATATGTTCTAAAATCACTTCGTCTGAATCAAGTTGTGGTCGATTCATCGCTTTTACTAAATAAGCATTAATGCCAACATCAGCAAAAGTCATTATATACCTATTTTTTAATTTAGGTTCAAATGGTGTAAACATTAAATCATTTGGTTCAATAAACTCTGCCATTAAATTTCTCCTGTTTGAAATTCCTTATATTCATATATAAATATCTAAAAATATAAAAAAAAGGGATTTATATTTCAAAATCCCTTTTAATTATTTACTTAATTACTCTGGGAAAGAAGCACCAGTTGGTTGTATTGTGAAATCCAACACAATAAACTCAGCAGTTCTTGTAGGTTGTAAGAATAATTGTCCGATTAATTGATTTCTATCAATTGTATCAGGTGTGTTATTCGTACTATCCATTACTACTCTAAATGCACTTAAACCACTTTGTGATTGTACATTTTCTAAGAATGGATTTACAATTGCCAAGAATCTTTGTCTTGTTTGAGCTGTATTTTGTTCAAACACTAAGAATCTTGAAGAACTTGCGATAAACTTCTTAACTCTGATTAATAATCGTCTTACATTGATTCTATCCAATGCACTTGCTTTTTTCTGTAATGTTTTTTGTCCAAATACCGTTACACCTTGTCCAGGGAATGTAGCAATTGGATTAACATTTACATCATACAATTCATCTCTTTCACCTTGAGTTAATTTTCTCTCAGCTTGTATAGCAGTTGTGATTCCACCACGATTCAATCCAGCAGGAGCGAACCACGGGTGAGCAACTCTATCGTTGAATGCATATATTCCACCTAATACTACTGATGGTGGCACCCATCTTTGGAATCCACCCACTTGTGAATCAGGTACTTTAATCCAGGGGTAATACATAGCTGCAAAGTTTGAATCAACTGATTCAGCCTCTGTTATAGCATTACTTGGATTTTTATCATAAAGAACAGGGTCGATAATTGCGAAACAATCACCTCTGTCTTCACATACATCAATAGCTTTATTTGTAATAGCACTATGAACATTATGAACCACACCAGGCATTAATATTAAATTAACATCAAATTCATCTTGATTAGCAAGTAAGTCAAGAGCTTGTGCATATTCAAGTCCACCAGAAGGGTGTGTTAATGAAGTTGGTATTAGTCCTTGTGAGTTTGTTGAACTAATGTTTTCATAAAAGTTAATTGGATGTGATGTAGTTCCATTAAAATTACCTAAAGCATCAAATCCAACAGCACCATCTGTTCCACCACTAAATCCACCAAGTGAAGAACCACTACCTGGATTTGGAAGTGAAGCTGAAGCGCCAGGAACTCTAACATTTCCATTTTCATCTAAGTAATCAATTGTATTTGTAATACTTTCAACAGTTACAAATTTAGATTTATTAGCGAATGAACCACTTAATTGTAAATATTTTGTGCTTCCATCTGTTTTAACAGTTTGTCTTTGGTCACCAATTGCTTTAGCAATATAACTTGGTGAGTTAGGGTCAAGATTCACACCTGTAAATGTTTCTATTGTTTGTTTTCTTTTTTGGTTATCATTACCAGCTCTTATAGCTACTGTAAATGTACCTTTTTTAGAATTTACATTAGTGATTTCATATCTAACATTGTGAACTGAACCACTTGTTAATACACTATTTGTAGTTGCAGTAGAATCAGCATTATTCATTATTGTTCCATCAGCAATTGTTTTTAATGTAAAAGCATTTGAAGTTGAACCACCAGTAGCAGTTCCACCTTCAAGTGTTGCAATATCACTAAATGTAGTTCCTGAACCAGTATCAACTGTTATTTCATTTCCTGAAACTCCAGCGGCTGAAGCTGTTAAAACTAAAGCAGTAGCTCCATCAACTGCAGTAACACCAATAGCTGCTGTGTTAATTTTAGCAACTAAATTGTCTAAATATCCAGCAGTATCTGAACCAGTCGCATGGAAAAATACTGGTGAATTATCTGCAGGAACACCACCAACAGGATTAGCTGCTACAAATCTAAATTCTGTTCCACCAACAGTAATTTGAGTTTCATCATCTACTGCTGTTCCGAAAGCAGCTGGTGCCATTGTTATGGAAGCAGTTGCAGACGCTGCAGCAACTTGACTACCAGTTGTTCCAACATCAGCACTAGCTGGTCCAAAATCACCACCCATTACTCTCACAACGGTTAAGGTACTTGAATTTCTTAAATATTCTTCTGCTGCATGTGATGTTAAGAATTGAACTGAGTCCGAACCACTTTTTACAACATCACCGAATATATTTTGAAATTCAGAAAATGATGTTACAACGGTTGGGATTCCTGCAGGACCTTTTAGTGTTGGTCCAACTAGAGCAGCTCCAATATCAGCTACAGCAGCCGGTAAAAATGTCTGGTCTATTTCATTTGTAAATACACCAGGACTTATAATCTTTTCGGCCATTGATTTTCTCCTAAGTTAACTTTTTAATTTGAGGTAAATACTATTTTTGCGCATTAGTATTATTCATATATAAATATATGATTTAAACTCCAAACAATGATTTTATTTTGATTATTCAGATTTATTTTCAGATTCTGATGGTATAAATACACCTGTTTCAGGATTTAAAGTTCCTTGTCCGTATTTTTCTGTTATACCATCAAGAAATTTTTGCTCTTCTTCTTGAATCTGTTTTAAAGAATTTTCTAAATCAATTTCTTGATTATCTAATCTGATTTGAGCTAATTTTAATTGTCCGAATTGATTTTGAACATTTACATAACTTTTTTGTATATTTTGAACTTGTGTTAGTTCTTCTTCTGTGAATTTTACTTCTTCTGGCATTATAACCTCCATTTGTGAATTATTTACTATCTATATATAAGTATATATAAATTATCAAAACAAGTGATTTATTTTCCTACTTGTTCGTCTGTTGCATCACCTTCAAATCCAAAACTAACTCTTGATGGTGTTGTGAATTTTTTCATATTCGATACTTTATTTGTAATTACTGAATTTAAGTATTCTGGTAATAGATATGCTTTTGTAGTTACACTAAATGTTGATTTTATAAATCTCTCACCATCTTGATTCATTTCTGAAGCATCTGATACACTATCAATCATACACATAAATTTCATATCCTCACCCTTACCCCAATATGTATGTGATTGGTCGACAAAAGATTCCACTAATGGATTCATTTGTTCTATAAAATTAGTCCATAGTATAAATTCATAAGTTATATCTGAATAGTTAGGCAGTCCAGTAACGATATTTTCAAAAACAGGTTGGACACCTTGTTGTGCAGAAAATCTATCATATCTATTTTCTTTACTCCACCTTGAATTTCTAACCACACTTATGAATTTGTTTTTTGGGTCATGTGGAAAAGATTGTCCTGATAAATCATTTCTTGCAACCTCTGTTCTTCTTAACATTATTAATGGAAGTATTAATGAATTGTTTTTATCTCTCAATACTCCTCTTTTTCTAGCAGCTTTCCATCTTTCTTCATTACCATAATAAACAGGTATTTTAAAAGTCTCATTAGCTTCTCTAACTCTTGGTTTCATTACATCTTTTATATGATTCAAAACAGCAGTATCAATATCTTTTAAAGTAATAGAATAATTATCTGATAAATTATTACCTGGTATAATAGTTGTTTCTCTATTACCACGAACAGTTGTAGATTTAGTAGAAACTTCAGTAGCTCTATTGACTAATTCCCTATTAACCACTTGTTTATTTGTAATCTTATTTACTGCCATTTCGTCTTCTCAGTTTTTTTAATTTATCTAATTTATTATTAACTTTACCTTTTACTTCTTCTGATTTAATACTACTCATATCAGCTTTACCAATTGCAATCTCTTTTTTAATATCTACTTCAATGGCTTTTACACCTGTTTGACTACCACCAGGTATGTTATCTAACTTGTTTAACATCTTACCCATTAATTCTTCCATCTTTAAATTACCATTCGGTTCAGGTGTGTAATGATGTTTTCTTTCACCATACATATCTTCATCCTCTTGTACATTACCACTCACTTCAACCTTTGGTTTAGGTGTTTCTTGATAATTAGGATTAGAAGTATCAAACTTCGTAATTTTTTTATGTGTTATTTGTTGAACAGCCATTATCTTGGTCTTTCTTCTATTTGTAACGATGATAATCTTGAACGATGTGCTGTTGCTACAATGTTATGTTTAAAATTTGGATGTCCTCCGAATAATTGTGGTTCTGTTGTTCCATTGATTTCCCAATAGAAATCATTCCAATCCACAATATCACCCATTTCAGGATAAAAATTTAATGAACCACTTGATAAATTTTCTCTTTGGAAAAACATACTGATATTACCATTTACATCAACACCAAACTCATCTTGAATTACCTCAGGCTCTGCATATTCAATTAAACAATTTACCCTAAATCCAATATCATAATATTTAGCTGTTGATTCACCATAAACATTATCCTCTGTTCTTTCAACATTCACTTTATAAATATCAACCGATTGTCCAATGATTTCGTCAATCAGTTCTTCATTCATCTGATTGATTAAATCAAATTCTTTTTGTGGTATAAAAAATGGTTTTGTTTGAGACATTTATTTATCCTATGTATATTTTTAATGGAGCTTTATTCAATACAGCTTGTTGAGCTTCAGCTTGTTCTTGTTCTTTTCTAGCACCCTCTGCTAATGATACTGCTTCTAAGAAAGTATTTAACTCTTCTAATAAATTTGCTTTCTCTTCTCTACCCTCCGCTTTCAAAGCTTCACCATCCATAGATACTTCACCATTTGGAAGTGGTAATGAAGCATATTTACTTCTAATGATACCTAATAATTCTTTAGCTAATGCTAATGTATATTTACGAATCCAATTTCTACCAGCAGCATTTATTTCTTGATAAGTAATAAAAGTATATGGTATGTTTGATGGATCGGATACTCTTGAATCAGTATAAGTTCTCGTTACACCTTGTTTATCTTCTTTTAAATAATAATGAAAATATACTTTTTCACCATTATCATCATCTTCAGGATTTGGGAATATTCTCATTTCATTATTTATGATTTCAAACGAATAAGCAGATTTTCTAATCAAATCATTTGTTTCAATAGCTCCTGCTCTTGCTATATCATATGATATAGGTCTTAATATATAAGATACTGCTGGTGATACATTTCCGAATCCAAATGAATCTAATAATTCAATGTTATCATAAGTTCCAGCAAACGGGTCATAGAATTTAGATACAGCAGCAGGACCTTGATTGAATACTTTTTGAACTTCAAGTCTTTGATTGTTAGAAGAACCTGTATGTGAGTAAGATGCTTCTGTTTGTAAATCATATACCTGTTGAGAACTCGTTAATGTTATTGAGCCTGTGTACATCGCAACTCCACCACCTACATTTACAGCCTCACCATATTGTTCTGATAGTAAAAATGATGTTCCCATATGAGGAGCTTCTGGTTCGTGAGAACCAGTATCACCTAATGTAGAACCACTTTGTCTTGCAGTTGAACCATAATGTTCCCACATCCAATTCTTTGTATTGTAATGATTTATTTGTTGTGAGTATTCTGATACTGCTTCTTCAAAACAAGCATATATAGAACCACTATTAAACTCCAATTGCATAACTGGATGTCCGAGTTTTCTAGCTACATATTTACATATTGTTAAACTATCACTCTGAAATTCTGAATCTGTATCATAAATAGCGTGCGGTGTAGAACCAGTAACTTGTAATGTTGAAGTTGGGTCTTCGTATAAAAATAAAAATTTAGACATTCATATTCTCCAAAATGGGTATTATTCTTCATATATAAATATCAATATAAACAAAAAAGGGTAAGAAATTATCTTACCCTTTTAAGTTGTTTAATTATTAATTAAAAATTAATTAATTATTATATTTGACTATCTGCAAATGGTGTCGCCATAGCGCCTGTAGCTATTTGGTTACCACTCACCACCCAAGTTTTAGCTGCTGAAGTACCTAATATAGCTGCACAATGAATTATACTTCCTGCAATACCTCCTGATGTTGATCCATTTAAAGTAATGAAATCATTGTTACCATCAGTAGCTGCTGAGAATGAATCACATTGGTCAGCTGCAGTTGAAGTAAGCTGTGTATAAATCATACCACCTAAAAATCCATGATCATCTGTAGCTGCTTGAATTACATGGTCAGCTGTTGCCGTAATTGCACTAATGAATGTAAAATACATTCCTAACTCTGGTGCTGGTAATGTGAATTGTGATGCACCTGCCGTATCAAATACACAAGTTGCTCCTGAATCTGCAGCAGTCAAAACAGTAGTTCCTCCACCACTTAATTTTACTGTTTTTAAGTGACCACCTGCTAATGATACTTTACTAGTAGCTGTACCACCATCAGCTAAAGAAATTGCACTCATTTCTTTCGTTACTTTAAATTTACCTATTCTTTTTGCCATTATTTTTCTCCTAATGTTGAGTCACTACTCTCAGGATTGTTTAATTTTTTTTATACTAACCTTGTTTAGTGACTACTTAGGCTAGTAAATTATAAAATATAATTCATATATAAATATCATTATAAAAGAAAAACCCCTACAAAAAGCAGGGGCTTTTCAACTAAGTTAACCTCCTCATATTTAAGAGGTTAGTAAAGAATTAATTAACTTATACTAAGTTTAAGTCTTTACAATGAATTTTACCATAAAATTCAGGTCTAATCATTTTCTTAGCAT